CTATATCTTCAGAATCGTCTTCATCATCTTCACTATCGTCATCAGAATCGTCTTCATCTTCAGAATCATCGTCTTCAACTTCTTCGTTGTCATCGTTTTCATCTTCGTCTTCATCTTCATCTTCATCAGATGCTTGAGCGCTATGAGATTCAATCTTAGCCATCAAGTCTTGGTACTCTTTCGTTTCTGTAACGGAAGAATCCATCGCAACTAGAGATTCAATGTTTCTAAGCTCATCTTGCAACTCGCTAGGTAAATCATCTCTTTGTTGTTGTGACTCCACGTTACTCAGTTCTTCAGAAGCTTTATCAACCTCCTCCGAAAAAATATCGTTATCCATATTTCAAAGTATTTATTTATTACAAATTTATATAAAAAATCCTATCACTTTTTTCACTACGCCCCTTCTTGCTTAAGTTTTTCTTTATAAGCTATCTTTTCCAACTCTCTGTCATGCTCTAATTCTCTATTGATTTGTTCAACCTCTCCTGCTTGCTCTTGTTCTGCCGCGGCACTCTCAGCTAAGGCTGCTTCATTCTTGTTAGCTATTTGCTCACCTGCAACAGAAGCTTTATCAATCATACCTTGAGCTTGGTTGTTAGACCTAACAAATGCTCTCATCGCTTTAGCTATTCTATCAGGAGTAGCTCTATTAAATAGATTAGAGAATATGTCTTGGTCAATAAGACCTGACTGTAGTAATGTAAATAATAACTGATTTCCTTTTTCTTCACCTTGCTCTTGTGTTTCAGCACGCTTAACAAAGATTCTATAGTCTTGAAGTAAATGGTCTTTAGTAAGCATTATAGTTTGCATACCTCTATCACCTACCATTTGAGCAAGCTTTCTAGGGTTATCAAAATAAACAGCCTTACCAACAGTAGATATATGTTCGTATGCTTGTTTAAGGATTGATGTTAATGCCCAATAAAATGGCTCTTGTACTAGCGAACCTCTTTGTATTTGAGCCTCTATAACTCCTACTAATGCGTCAGAACCACCTTGAGTCCCTGTCATTGCTTCGTTTACACCTGTAACATCTTGAATACTCTTTTGAACCTCATTTACAACTTGGAACATTTGAAGAGTACCTTGTCCAACAGTAGTACCGTAAGTACCTACAGCATTTTGAACAGAACCAACTCTATCTGTATCAACAAAGATTGGTTTAGATGAATTCATATTTCTCATCATATCCTGTTCACCATCACGAGCGTCTACGGCAGATTTAGATATAACCGTACCTGTACCACGCATGTTAGACATGTGAGATTCAATAATAGATATTGTTCTGTTTAAGAATCTTTGAGGGTCAATGACATCATCCAACGGAGTTAATATCTCACCTCTGTCATATACCCAAGTATAAGTCTTGTATGGGAATTTAACATTAGAAGGGTCTCCAATCTTTTTCTCTTGATATGGAGCTATACCATATTCAAGTACAATATCGCCGTTACCTAAACCAATCTCTTCTTGAGGAATGATAACACAGTAACGCAAGACATCTCCGTAAACTCTAAGTTTTTTCTCTCCCGCCATCTCCTCTTTATGCTTTTCAGTCTGAGGCTCAATAAGGTCTTTATCTGTGTATTCAGAATCATCATGGTTTACCATTGTGTAGAACGGGTATCCATGCTCATCTTTAACCCAACCATATTCTCTAGTATCTGAATCTTTCCAATAAACTTCGTAAACAGGAACTTTACCACCTGATTGAGTGTATAGTCCATTTACAATTCTATGCATAGAGTTACTTTCTTCTTTTCCGTAACCCTCTATAGCTTCTCTTTCTATTTTGTTCAGCTTAGGGTATCTCTCGAAAAGACTAGGAGCATCCATATAATACCAATCTCCCATGTGTTCAGCATCACTAAGGTCAGGCTTCTTAGCTGACATATCCCAAAAATAGAATAGTGGATTTGTAGCTTCAGCATCATATACATTTCCTGACTCGAATCCTTTATATATACCAAGACCACAAATCGCAAGGTTACGTGTAATCTGAACTTTCAATTCATTCATATTAACATCCTCAACAACAAATTCGATAAGGTTATTAATGTCTTCTTCGTATGTTTCAACGAACATATTAAAGAACATTTCACGAGACTCTTCATAGGTCTCCATTAGCCCTGCTCTCTCCCTAATAATATCTGCCATCCAAGGGTTATCATTAGCTGCCGCATGCATAAATCCAATCTGAGACAATTGCTTTTCTCTTTCATTTATAACAAAGTCAGAAATACATTCTGCTCTAGCATCATAAGATAAACGGATAGCATTACCAACGTACTGTTGAACCATTGGCTTGATAACATTCTTAGTCCATTTCAACCTGTTACGAATATCTCCTGATTCATCTAAGAAGAAAGCTTCAACATCTTCATCAAGAATCCATTGACCATCTCCACCTTTAAAGAATGACCAATTCAATAAACACTTATCAATGTATCGTCTATAAGCGTGATTTCCCATAGAGCCTAAACAGAATTTAGCGAAATCCCTATGATAGTTTTTGTTTTTGTTTTTTGACAGTCTGTTTGGTCTTGTATAACCTTGTCCGAAAATATAACTCATGCTTAATAGTTAAAATAAATTACTCATATCTATCTTGACTTCCTTCTTGGTTTTTCTGTTAATGGTTTTTATACCATAAGAACCTTCAATTCTGTCAATCATTCCCTGTAACTCAGAACTAACCTTAATAGAAAGGTCAGCGTATTTCTTTTTATCATCAACATCCATTGCCGCTAAAGTTGTAGCATCAACAACAATCAATTGGTTTAACGTGTCGAAGATATACTCATTTATTAATTTTGCCTTCAACCTATATGATGGGTCGAAAGTGTTCATTTTATAAATAGCCTTCAATATCTCATCAGGAATATCATCCTCATGCTTTGCATTTGCAATATCTTTAATGTTCGGATTTGTACGATACGAACTTCCCCACACAATCTGTAGAGCTTGACGTATCCTTTCCCATCTATCCAACCTAAATATTGGCGATGTCACATTGCCTACTAACCAACAAAATTTTACCTTACTTGGCCCTAGGTCTTTAAATTCGTCTATCTTGGAGAGTTCAGGATATACTCTTTTAATATCATCCTTATTATCTGTTCCGAATAAGACTACTTCAACTTCTTTTTTCTCCATAATCTAAAAAATGGGTGCAGCGTTTTTGCCACACCCATAAATTTACAAAAAATTTGCTATTAGAAGTTTGGCGCTCCTAAGTAATCAGCAGTAGTTGCATACGAACCATCTAAGATAGAAGTAAGCAATGTTACCGCAGCCGCAGTACCACCATCAGCAGTGTCAAGGTAGAAGGCGAACTTCTCAGGCTTGATAACCTCAAGACCTTTAACCGCGTTGTGACGAATCTGCTTATTAGCTTCGATTACGTATCGGTTGTAAGTAGTACCACCCAATTGAGTAGTAGCAACTCCGATTTCGTCAGCAACTTCATCAGCAGACCCTACAGGAGAAACCCATGCAGTTTGGTCAGCTACAGTCGCACCTGAAACAGTTGTTGAAACCTCAAGCTGTCCCGCAGAAGCAGAAAGAGCAGTGATTCTAACAATGTCACCCGCCGCAGAAGCCGCAGAAAACGCCGCAAATGTATCAGCAGTGATTCTGTCGATAAATGCAGTTTGTAATTCAGCTACAGTTGGAGTAGCATCAGCAGAAACAGTGTAAGTTCTTGTAATGTACTCTGCTCTTGACTCTCTAGCGTCAGCGTTAGCATGCGCTCCACCTCCGAAGAAGTTAACAAGATAAGGAACACGAACTGTAAGAGCATACATACCGTTAGCAACTTGTACAGCCGCTGTAAGGTCTACGTCAACAACGTGAGCAGTACCCGCCGCATAAGCGTCATACTTCCATCCTGTGATGTCAGAGATTTTTACTGTGAGGGCATCGTTTCCGTCCTCATCTTTCAATGTCAGCTCTCCCTGAGAGATAGCTGTGTCTGCCGCTAAAGGAGTATCAATGAAAGCCCCTCTATCAACATTTTGTTTTGGTAATTTGTAAGTAAATGCCATAACATTTGTTTTTTTTGCACCGAAAATTTAATTTCCGTGTTGGTTTGTAAAATACCTAGCACCGTGCAAGGTTGTTACAAATTTAATTCTTTTTTTAATATAAAATTTGCAGGGTCACAAATTATAACTATATTAGCAATAAGTTTTGGAGGAACTAAGAGTAACAAGTGAAAATAAAGACTTTACCAAGTCCTACTGTTTTCCTTCGTTTGTTATTCTTGTTCTCCAACAAATCCAAAACGTTCAGTAGGCTTGGTTTTTTTTATTCCGATTTATCCAATTAAAATAAATGACTCGATTAGAACGGTTGTTATAAGCCTAGCTCTGTCTACCCTGACAACTAGCAACTGCATGACAAGAATAACAGATGTCAACAACTGAGCCGAAGGTAAAAACGCAAGGAAGCGGAGAGTGTCTAAGGTCGGGTATAGTAACTGTAAAAGGTGAAAACTTCTAGCTAGGTAGTTATGCAGGAAGTAAAGGGGAACTTATATAAAAACGATAAATATGGATAACAAAAAAGAAGAAGGACTACGGTTCAACGAAGGAAAGACGAGGCATGATTTAGTTCCTGCTTTCGCACAAGAACAATACGCAAGAGTATTAACAGCAGGAGCAAATAAGTATGCTGACAGAAATTGGGAGAAAGGAATGGATTGGACAACAGTTCTAGCTTCAATGAAAAGGCATATATTAGCTTTTGAAAAGGGCGAAGATTTTGACCCTGAGACAGGATTGCTACACATGGCTCATGTAATGTGTAACGCAGGATTCTTGACAGAGTATTATAAAATATATCCACAAGGAGATAACAGGCCACACGCATACCTTAATACACCTAAGATTGGTTTAGATATTGATGAGGTGTTATGTAATTGGCTTGGAACATGGATGGAATATTGGGATATTAAAGATGTTCCTACGTCTTGGTATTTCGATAGAGAGATAGGTGACAGGTTCAAACAGATGAAAGAGGAAGGTACATTGGATGATTTCTACAGCAACCTCCCGCCATTATTAAAACCTGAAGATATTCCGTTTGAGCCACATTGCTATATTACATCAAGACCTGTATCTAAAGAAATAACTGAAGCTTGGCTTGATAAACATGGATTCCCTACTAAGCCTGTGTATTCAGTAGGGGTTGGTCAATCTAAGGTTGATGTAGCAAAAGAGGCGGGTATCGACATATTTGTTGATGATTCATTCTCAAATTTTGAAGCATTAAACAATGGCGGTGTTTGTTGCTATCTATACGACACTCCTCATAATGAAAGATATGAGGTTGGACACAAGAGAATTAAATCATTAAAAGAATTGATATGAGCGAATTAAAATTTCCACTGCTTGATTCATTTATGGAAGAGCATTTAAACAAGGTTAAACAATACGAAGACGATGTTATAATAAAAAGATGTGAAGAACTTGATATACCAACACCTTCTGCTGAGTTAATTGTTCAGTATAGATTTAATCCATTTATACAAATAAGCGACCATAACTTTAATAGGTATCTATATTTTAATGATGGTACAAAAGGAGGTAAGTTTGTCGTTGGATTTGTTACTCATCAAGAAATGCACCCATCAAAACTTGACTTCAGTATGTACACATCAGTTATAACAGAAGAGCCTGAACATTTAAAACTATAATATGGATTTTGAAATTTTAGAAAAACTCAATGCGTTCAGTCATGTTCAGTTTGAGGAGAAAAGACATATCTACACGATAGGTGATAAACAGCTAACATCGGTAACAACATTACTGAAGCAGTACTACCCTGATAAAGATTGGCAGGAGATAGCTGAGAAGTATGCCGCCAAGAATGGCGAGACCGCAGAACATTGGCAGAGAGCTTGGAAACAAGAGGGTACGATAGGACGAGAGAAAGGTTCAGAATTTCACTTGTACGCGGAGTTATCATTAGCTAACAAGGTTTACGACTTTGACATGGAGAAGATGGTTCGCATCACAGAAGAATCAGACCTAGTGACACATTTCGAGCCATACAAGGCTATGAAAAAGCTTAAAATGATGTGGGATGTATTTTGGTTGCAAGCAACAGGTGTGCTTGTGCCAATACGTTCCGAATTTGTAATGGGCGATGAGGAACTTGGGCTTGGCGGTATGATTGACCAATTATTTTGGAATACCAAGATGCAGGAGATACAGATTTGGGATTGGAAAACCAATAAGAAGATTGCGAAGTCAAATAAATTCCAAAAACTCAAGCCACCACTACAGCATTTAGATGAGTGTGAGCATGTTGTTTACTCTCTTCAGATAGGTGTCTACAAGTACATAATCGAAAAAAATCTTGGAATTGTAATTGGAACTTGCTATATTGGACACTTCCATGAACTTAACGATACCTATAAAATTATTAAAGCGCTTGATATGAGTAAAGAAGTTAAATCAATCCTTGAAGCATGAGAAGAATTAAAGTTATAGTTTTAGACGCAAAAACAAGAAAACACATAAAAACATTTAAGTGTAGGTTTAGGTTTAACATTGGAGATGTTATCGCTATAGATAGCGTTGTCTATGAAGTTAAAGCCTGTTCATTCTTAGAGATTGAGTTAGATAAACTATGCATATATGTTAAGAAAAGAAAAGAGCTATGAGTAAGAATCTACTTAAAAAATGGGAAGAGGACGACACACAGTTCTTCGTAGCTAGGAGCTACATAACAGCAGGCTTTGATACAGATAGAAAAAAAGCGGAATATCACATATACTTCATAAAGAAGAATTCAAATCCCGAAGCATATCATGAAGGATACATGAATTTAAAAATCAGGAGAATGAACAAGAAGGAGGTTTCACACTTCCGACAGCATCTTGACGATTATATTGATGTACTCTCAAATGAAGATGGAACTATATACCATCTAAAAGCTAAACCATTTGATAAATCTAACTGCCCGAAGTATGAACAGCTATCGCTTAATTTATAATCTTAATAACCTCACCTTTTTTATTTACTAAGGCTAGTCTCTTTCTATAGTTCGTTTGTGCATTCTGAACATAACGCCTGAACGTCTGTTGGTCTCTGCCTTGCTCCTTGATATTCTCAGGGTCGTATTTCGCGTGCGAAAGCGAGTTAATATAAGCGAACGTAATAGCAAAAATAGCATCATCGTAATCATATCTAAAATCGGCCGCTTGGTAACGTGTTTGTCTGTGAGAGTTTTGCGACTTTAAATCCTTCTCAACAAATGTTTTTAATTGCTCCCAAAACCACGGAATATCAATTTGGTCTCCGTAGCCTTCAAGCATTTCTTCTGTCTTCGCAATGATTCTAGGCGCTGTATTTACCTTGTTAGCAATACCCCACCATTTACCATTGGTCTGCAAATATAGTGGTAATTGAGCATTAGAAGTAAACTTGTGTTTAAATCCAAGTACATCTTGAAAATCAAAATGCATGTCTCCAATGTTATTCTCAATAAGCTCCTTACATCCTGTCAAACCTTCTTGGTCGTAATACAGAGACTGTAATAGCACTTGTAAGTATGTTTGCTTAAATTTCCTCTCCCTGTGGAACACAACGGACGCTACAGTGTTATCATAAGCATCCCATATAGCTGAACACATCTTAGAGTGTCCTGTTTCCGAATTAACGGGGTCAGTCCCTTGATACCATCTATTTATCCAAACATCTCCTTGAGGTGGATGGCTTATTACAACTGCCGTGGTGGATGCATCATCCCTCCCTGATGTTGGTATAAATCTAGCACCCTTAATTTTATATGGAGTTATAGAATCAGGTGTAGGTTGACTCATATCTAGTATAGGCTCAAAATACCCGTATGTTATAGGGTTGTCTTTATCGTATATCTCGTCTAATCTCTGTTGACATTTATGTATAGGTACAAGTGTTCTTGATTTACGGATAAACATATCGTCAATCGTCATTGGATAGTGCTGATGGAATTGTACTTTAGCCGCGTCCCCTTTAGCTGTACCTTCAAGTGACATATATGCTTTCTTCTCGTTAGCGATATGCTCTCTTGTGACACCTCGCCTAGCGTATGCGTTCATGAATAAAGGAATAATTCCATACTCATAGTTTTTCTCTTTCCACTGTCGTAGGCAAGTTTTAAATTCAGCCTCGAATACTGAACCACCCTTATCCATTTCTCCACCTGTACCCCAAGCCATAAATTGTTGTTGGAGTGTCATCTTTCCTGTCTCAGGATTAAACTTAAATAATGCAGGACGACCTTCACGCATCATCTCACCGAAAATCTCGAATAAACCAATCTCATCGACAAATACTGCTGATGGTGAACCACCATTAATCGCATCAGTTGCAGGGCTGTCGACTTGGAATCGCGAACCACCACCTTCAGCACGACCTTTACGGCTACCTTTCTTCTCGAAAGACATAACCTCATCAGTCCAATTCTTTACTTCTTGCGCTACGTGGTCAGGAATCTTAGTAAATGCCCATTTAACCTTATCTCGGAATATCTCTACACCCTTATCTTTTGAGTGTGTAACGAACTTAACGAAGTATGACTTATTGAAGTTGACTCGTTTCATTCCTGCTAGACACATAGTAGTGGTAAAACCAATCTGTCTAGCCTTACCAATCATTAATGAATATCCACAGTCAAACAGAAATAGAAGAACCTCTTGAGCCTCCCATGCTGTATATCGAATCATACCACTTCCATCAGCGGCCTTATCCTCTTTAATGTACCCGTACTTATTACAGAAATATAATGAATTGTCACGGCATCGTTGAACCTCTTTTGACAGCCAATTGATTTGTTCGTCTACGGTCTCAAAGTCTGTTATCTCAGACTCATCCTTTAACCATTCAAATGCTTGTTTGCGATATACCTCAAAAGGTTCGTAATCAATCTTATTCTGCCATCCTGAGTTTATTGAATCAATCCAACTAACAAATGCTGTTGGGTATTCAAATTCGGGATGCGATGGATACCAATCAGATGTCGGTATGTCTTGAAAACCTTTTGAATCAATATCGTCTTGAAAAATATCAAAACTCATATATGATTTTTTTATAATCCTCTTGTTTTCTTGGTAATATCAATTCCTTGTCTGCCCATTTTCTTGGCATATTTACCTTTAGCTTTAGAGTCTGCTCTGTTTATCTTCCCCGCTCTGTTCTGCGCTCTTGATACAGATTCTTTAACCTTCATTACCCCTTGCTTACGCTTATCAATACGATTTAAAGTTCGCTTGGCTCTCTTAGCTTTCGCTGTAGACTTCATGGCTAATGTCTTTTTCATCTTGATTCCACTCTTCTTAAGGGAAGCCTTCTCGCTACTAGATAACTTAACTTTTTTCATTGTCTTTTCCTTAGACTTGTCAACAAGTTTAGTTTTACGAGTATCTCTGTAGCTAGGCTTATTTGATGCTTTTTTACTAGCTTTAGTTGCAGATGCTTTAAGGGTCTTCTTTATCCTTTTAGCTCCTTGTTTAGCAGAACGTTTCTGCTTCATATCAGAACCAATATCCGATAACGTCTTCTTAATACGTCTACCTAATTTTTGTTTTGGTTTTGGCTTATTATTATCCATAGCTTAGTATTTTCTTTTAGATGTATCTTTTTTCTTTTTAGCCTTCGATACTTTACCCATCATTGCTTTACCTATAGAAGCAGAACTAACAGGTTTTTTCATTACTTCTCCATAAGGGTCTTTACTCTTACTAGCAACATTATTCAACAGAGAGCTTAATGCTCCACCTGTCTTTTTAGCAACCTTGACTGCTTTCTTCTTCTTCTTAGGTGTCATCATAATAATTGATTTAATATACCAAAGATAGCAAAATATCAAAGGGTAAATTTTAAGGCATAAAAAAATGGATAAGCCTACTACAACTTATCCACTTTCCAATTATTCACTAATCAACCTAAAACTTCGTAGCGAGAGAGGGACTCGAACCCCCGTTCCCTAGGATATGAACCTAGTGAGATAGCCAACTTCTCCACCTCGCGTTGTAAAGATAATCAAATATTTCTAATATACCTCACCTTTAAAGAAAAATCCTCTATCGTTGTCAACTTTTATAGGATAAACGTGGTCATTTCCTTTATCATCAATGTATGCTACAGCGAATCCATGTGACCATGCGGCTACAACGCCACGGTCAACATAATTGAATACCTCATGATTAAAATCTATCATGCATCCTGTATTATATGCTGAGTTTGTTTGATTTGAGTATGTTCCAAACCTATGTGTGTGGTTAAAGATGTGATTTCTGTTTGGTAGCGCTTGCAATTGGTCTTTAGCGGCATTCATACCTACTTTAACTCCGTGGAACACATCTAGGTTTTTTCCTAGCGTTGTGTATCCATTCTTCCAATCTGTCATTACTTCCCAACCTCTTTCTTCTAGCTCCATAGCTTCATGTGGAGATGGCAGGCTTCTTCCATACTTACGCATAGATTTCTTATCTCTAAAGAATCTATCTTCATGGTTTCCGTAGTGGAAAATCTTTCTTACGCTTTTTTTGAGCCTTGCTTCTATCTCATCTATACCTTGTAATCCATCAGAATACTCGTATGATAAGTCAACTCCTTCAGGAATCCATTCATCATGACTTGATAGAGACCTTAAATCTAGGTAGTCTCCATTTATGATTATCCCTGTAATATCCTTTCGATTCCTCTCTAGGAAGTTTAGGAACTTATCCCACAACACTTTATCATGGAATGGTCTATGGATACATCCTGCTATTACCCACATTTGGGTTTTGTTATTCTTCTCTACATTGATGGTTCTAAACTCAGGGCGTTTAATTTCTAGTTCTTGCTTTCTTCTGAACCATACTTTTACTTGGTAATTAGTACGTTTAAATGCTCCTGTTCCTTCAGCGTTCTTCATTGACACATCCCATGAATTGAATACGTGTCTTTCCACCTCCCATTCGTTAAGGTCTACTTCTGAGAATTCTAATGCCTCTTCAAGAGTTCTGATTGAGCGCTCTCCTTTGTATTCATAGACTGCTGAACCTTCTTTCTCATCCCAACTCTTCTCTTCTGTAGATGGAACATCTTCTTCTACATTTTTGCCTCCAACGAATACTCTATTCTTACTTATCCCCATCTTTGCTCTCAATTTTTGCTGTTGCCGTTTAACGTATGTGCGTAACATATCTATGTCGTGTTCGCTCAGATTAAGCTCTTCCTCGGCGCTTATCTTTTTAGCAGTGTTTAGGGGTGATGCATTGTACTGAGTTGATTCTATAATCTGAATTATTCTATCAAGGTACTTAGCCCATTTACTTGGATTCTTTGCCATAATTAATCGTTTTGTTCGTACTCAACCTCTAAGTCTTCGTTTCTCTTAGGGTAATTATCATAACTTCTTACGCATTTGAATATACTTCTTAAACTTCCCTTGTAAAAATAAGTTGGATTTATTATGTATGTTCTTCTGCCTTTCTCTACTGTAAATCTAATAATATCTTCAACGCATAATTGTTTTATCCCGCTGATAACATATTTCATATTTGTACCTGTGGCATCATGGATGTCTCTCACTCCTATATTCTTCACTAAGTTCCCATAGTTCATAGCCTTCGTCATGAATCTAAGAACCTTGTGAGCAGATGGCAGTAGTCCATCTTGAAGTTCTATTGCGTCTACAAACGTAATGAGGTATCTCATCTTCCTTCGTTTAAAGACGTTAGATACGACTTCCTCTACTTCAGGGTCGTATGCCTCGGCTAACTTTTGATAATCTCCAAAGATGTCTTTGTAGTATAAGTCAAGGTCTTTCCTGCGTTTATTAGATACTCTCTCTGCCTCTAGCATTAAGGTATCATACGCTACGCTTCTTTTTATTACTGTCATTAAGTCTATCAATTATCTTGTTAGTATTAGCTTTCACTTTTTTAAGATATGATATTCGCTTCTTATGGTTTGAATGTTCTAAAAACATCATTGATGTCAATGCCCTTTGAAATTCACGCACGTTCATATTTGCCTTCAACTTGTTACAGTCTCCGCAAGCAGGAACTTTATTGTCATTTGAAAGGATTCCACCACGAGATTTAGGGTATAAATGGTCAACAGTACGAGACAGGTTGTCTATTGGCGTGTTGCAATAAGCACACACATTCAAGTCGATACCATTCTTTGTTTTTGCCATACCCAAGGGGGAATCTGTTAATACTCGCTAAAGTACAACAAATTCCCGAACCTTTTTTGCGGTATCACACTATTTCAACAATTCGTATCTCTAAGGATTTAGCTGTAAACTCATCCCCTGTAGCTCTGTCAGTGAAAGTTCCTGTATCGCTATCATAAATAACTAACAGTTCTTCTCCGCAGTCTTTTCGGGCAAGCTCCATTCTAGGAAGCCCTGATTTGTTCTCAGGCCTAGCCTTAAACTCTGAAGCACATATCCACTTAGCATTAGCATCTAGCCTATCTCCGTGGTTCTCTTCTTTCCCATTGTTTAGTAAACTCTGTGTCATTACTCTTGTTTTTTAAGGTAAATTTCAGTTGCATGATAACCTGTGTTATCTGTGTCATAGAAGTGTCCATCATAAACATCATACCTAACTGTAAACTCTCTTTTCTCAGAGTCGGCTATTAGTCGTGCTGTTATTGATATATCTCCATATACATCTCTCTCAAATTCATCTCCACGAATCCATCCTTTTCTATCTATGGATTTTCGTACAGCCTCACCTATTGATGTTGCAACTATTGCTAAAATTATTATTAATATGAATACCACCATTATTTCTTTTCTTTTATGATTACACAATCATTACAACATACATCATTAATCCATGTGAAATTCGGAATAGGTGAAGTATCCCCACATTTGATACACTTAGCAAAAGGTACTTTTTTAGCTCCTAGCATATCATTAAAGTTATTCATAGCTTCAATATAAACGTCTGTATCATCAGCCTTAATGTCATTAACTCTAATGTAGGTATCAAAGTGAGTCTCATCAAGCTCCCCTATATCAGCTAGTGTTTGTATAGCATCTTTAACTGCGTTATCAAATTCATTTTTATCTCCACTCTCCATAGCGCCTAGCATGGTAACGATGTTATCAGCAATACCATCTATCGCTTCAACAACCTGCTCCTCGGAAACACTTTCTTTAGACGCGTCAGCGTTCGGCTCAATTTCTCCACGCTCTCCTGCCATGACAGCCTTCTCTATATCATCTTGCATTTTGAACTCTTGTGTCCACCTCTGAGCATCAAGGAATGTCATTTCTCCTGAGATAGAATCTCTTAATGCAGACCTTAATTCATCACGCTCCTCATTAAAATGCTCTATAGCTCGTGTAATCTCACTAACCATCTCATCAAAAAGCTCAGGATGATTTCCGTTCTGACCGATTCCATATACAGCCTTAATGTATTTAAACCCTTCTTCAAGTGTTTCAACTTCTTTAGGTAGTGGTATTTTACCATTATTAGTTTCCTCTACATGTTTTTCTGCTTCCTTTAAAGCATCCTTGTTTTCAACTTGCTTTCCATTCACAAAACTAACAGTCTCTGTATCGTGACCATCATCCTCAATAAACTGAGTTAATAGTTTAGATACTGCATCGGCAAATTTAGCTCCAAGCTCAACATGACCATTTGTGTTGATTGTGATGTTCATAGCGAACTTCCCAACTCCTTGCATGTCGCATTGCACATTTCCTTCTTTCATATTACTTGATTTATTTGTTTTTATTTATAACATTTATAACCACAATCTTTACGCATACAGAATGGGCATGTCACTTTCATATTATTCGGTAACGCTTCAAACCCTTCCTTTTTAAATTCATTGTGCAATTTAATTTTCTCAGACTCTATACTGTAATCAATATCACTTTGTTTTGTAACCGTAACTCTACATTCTTTTTTAAGTGGCTCTGTCTTATGATAATCTACATGACTTTCATAATACCATAAATGGGATAATGGATAGTTCCTTGTCCTACCATTCTCAAACACCACTAAGAGCGTTGAACCCTCTAATGCAAATCCACTTACATCTTCAAGTGTCATTTTCCCTAAGTTATCCTTGGGACTTAAAATTAACTTCATATTTCCTTCGTTTTAATGTTACGGTGGTAAATCTAAGTATAATAATTCAATATTCCAAATTATCTTAAACTTGTTACCACTATTGTAGCAACAGTCTGTTAATACTATTGTCCACAAACTATTGAGGCTACATAAGGGATACAGAAAAAAACTCTTATATATGTTTATTCCCCATAGGTTTAACATTAATATCATTGATTAAACTGAAGTAATAGAATACGTAGTATATTATTGCGTAAGTGGTAGTCCCGATACCTGTGAACTAATAGTATTGTCTACTGCTTTCAAATTCTCTCATACTTTCCATTCACATTTATGTACTGTCAATTTGTCATGCTTTCTGACACTATGTCAGTATAATATAATTTGTCTGCTTCGCTTTTTAAGATACCATAAGGTACTTATATAGCATTATATCCCCTCCCCTATTTATAAACCCCTAGGACTGTAATAAAACATATCTCTGTCTGTAGGGGTCTTTTACAGCAATTCCATACCCCTGCCCTTTTGTCAGGAAAACTGCAAATATTTTCTGTTCCTATGCGTGCATAATAAAAACCTAAAATACTGTGCGTGCATAGCTTCGATACTATGCGTGCATAATAATAGATGACTTTTAAGCATATACTGTGCGTACATAACATTCCTACAGGAAAACTCACATTTTACTGTGCGTGCATAATAAAAACTTATAGTTACCTAGGTAAATACATACATATATTGTTGATTAATATCTAATCATTCGTTGATTATATTCTAATCCTTGTCATATGCGTGCATAGTATATCTGTCATTATGGCAGTAATACCACTATTGCATTCCTATTGTCTATATTGTACAATTATACAACGTTACATCCTAGTATTTGCGGGTGTTTCACCATCATTATACTCTTGGATTCCTATTTTATTATCTTTATTTAGACTAAATATAAATTACAATTATTTTCTTTATCTAAATCATTGATTATCAAGTAGTTAGCTAAATATTTTAACATTCTTTCCAAATTCTATTAGGATATTAAATCTACTATATATATTATTGAGGTGTTCCAAACGAGGAACGGCTGACGGGAGTCACCCAAAACAAATTGACATACTGACATACACACAAGGGGTTAACCTTGGTGGCAGGGTTTTAGATTTATTATGCGTGCATAGTATTTCTTTAAGGTTGCTACTAGTGTGCTATTCTTTAGGCCTGTTAACAGGCATGCACGAAAGCTTTATTATATAGGGCTTGCAGAATTTAGAGTAGTAACGAGCAGAGGATAATTGAATTCACCAACGTGCATATGT